GCTTTGACAGGAGCGGCGGCTAGATTCAAGGCTTGTACTGCACTTGTACTTGGTACAAGAGATGCAGCAATGTTCCCTGTCAAACGGCCAACATCAAGTTCTTCTGGCATAAATTGACCAGCGCGAGACTGGCGGTACAACATTTCATTTTGTCGGTTTATTTCTTCAACGCGCTGGCGTTCAGACTTCATGAATTTTTCCATGCCTGATCCAGCAGGAGAGATAGCTTCCAAGCCTCGCGTTACCAACTGAGCGCCAGCCTCTGGAATATCCATCAATCCGCGAATAAAGCCGCCAACTGGAGATGCCGCCAATTTACCGCTAACAGTTGTAGGTTGTGCTGGAGCAACTGGCACTTGTGCAGCAGCTTTAACAGATAGATTCTGAATAGCCTGAATTATCTGCTCATCAGTCATGGTGGCCGGAAATACAACCGGTCCAATGTTTGGTACTTGAATAATTCTGTCAGCCATGATTGTTTATTCCTCTACATATCGAGTTTCGCCAGTGGCCGGATCAATGACTAATCTACCACCACCGCCAGAAGATTTCTGCTGCGCCTTCTTGATTGTTTTAAGCGCAGGACCGCCACGCACTTCCATGGCCAACTCAGCAGATTTGCGTGACCTCGCTTTTTGCTCAATAGTTGCAGGCTTGTCATTAGCTTGTGGAAAATACTTTGCAATTTCTCTTTCCATCTCGGCATCGCCAATAACAGCACCTGACTCAGCACGCAGATTTGCCGTCACCCAATTTTCTTGCGCTTGACGATATTGCTGACGGCCAGCACCTTCAAATAGATTTGCAAGTCCAGTTGTAACGCCAGCAGATGGTATTGCTCGCAGAATAGCTTGAGTTCTACTTGGAGTTCCAAACGCATCTTCCAAAGTAACAACTTTCCCATCAACAACCAATGGCTTTTGAGTCATTGGATCAATGACAGGTGCGCTAAATATTTGCTTTGCCTCGTTCATACGCAAAGCAAATCCAGCCGACTTTGCCTGATCTTCTGTGGCTGCGCCTTTGCCAACTAATTGCTCACCACCTGCGCCTGTGATGGGGATGATGGGCATACCAGGCACTTTCGATACCCAAGCAAAACCATCAGCAGTTTCAACTCGCTCATATTGACCACGCAGGAATTCTTGTTGACTCAAATTTAAACGCTTCAAGGCAATATCAAGATTTGCTTGATCAATTTTGAGTCGCGCCTCTTCGCCTGGTGACATTCCCGTCAGATATGTTGCATTGGCAGGAATCTTATTCTTGTCAACAAATTGAATCTTACCGCCAAGATTGACTTGTACCAATTCACGCGGTACACCAAAGCCCTCAACAGACTTAATTGACCCATCGTCATATCTCTGCACAAGCACAGGCTGACCATTTGCGTCTGTGACTTCTTTCATCTCGCCAAGTGGTTTAGCGGCTGGCGCTTCAGAGGCGGGTATTTCTATTCTTCCACCAGTTTTAGTGCGTTGGAAGAATTTTCCTCCTTCACCACGATATGGCTCGCCAATTACTTCAGGTGTTGGCTTGATAGTCTTTGCAAGTTCTTGATATGACCTTGCTTTTACAGGATCAGATACAGAAAAAAGATTAGCCAACTTCATGTATCGGTCATACATCACATCTTGCTGTGATGGCGCTTGACCTTGAGCTGTCTGACCAATCATTTCAGCACGCGCAAGCGTAGGTCCAGCAGGCAATTCTGCTGACACTGGCGCTAATAGAGCTTGCTGTGGAGTGATAACTGTTGATGGTGCAGGCAAGCCAGGTTCACCCATCATTATTTTTTGTGCTGCCTCTTGCAAAGCCACTTGACGCTTGTACTCATCGAGCTTCTGCTTAGTCAGCATCTGCTTGATGGCATTCTCTTGTGCGCCTTGGTAGCCAGCAGTGCCAGCCTCATACGCGCTGCCAAGTGCCTCACCAAGTCCAATAGGTCTTGTGGTGTAGCCACTGTTCTTCAGCAGCGACATGGCTGCACTCATCAGTGCCTGAGACTGCATCTGCTTTTGCTGCTCCCTTGACAGATACTCGTTCAATCCTGAGTCAGCACCGCCAAACAGTAAGCCGCCAAGGTTTGATGCAAACGATGATGGTGCGACATTTGATGCTGGCACTTGGAAGTCGGAGTAAGGCACTGCCGCTGGATTGGCAAGGTTTCTAATCCTTGCGGTTTCAGCAAACATCTGTTGCAATTCTTCATTAGTCATATGTCACCTCATCCAAGTAAGCCGCCACTGCGTACACCGTACATCTTCATCAGTTCTTCATAGTTCTGATTGCTGCCCATGGGCAATTGCGGCATTTCCATTTGCGGCATTGGCGCTTGTTGCTCTGGTTTGCCCATAAGCCCACCCAAGGCTTGCATTGCGCCAAGTGCAGTTTGCATATTCATGCCGCTAGTAGGCATCTGACCAAACGATGATGGTGGCATCATGCCTGTGCCGGTTGCTGAATCAGCATATGTATTTCTTGGCATAGTCATACCAAGATTCATGCTTGGCTGACCACCATACAAATCCATGCCAGTACCCATTGACGGTTTACGCATACCGCCTGCGGCATTGCCACCGCCAAATAAGTTCGTTAAGTAGTTCATCCGAATGCTCCAAGAACGCCACCGGCAAGAGCACCCCATGGCCCAAACTGTGCGCCAGCCGCAGCACCACCAAGTGCGCCAGTTAGCACATTCTTACTTGTTGGCTGGCTTGATGTTGATGTTGATCCAAGATTTGCAGGTTGTGCGCCCATGGCTGATTGCTCAATTGCCAGACGCTGCAATGGCAGATTGCGCTGTGCATCCAAGCCCAACTGTGCAAACTGTTGGCGAGTCAATCCAAGATTCATGGCGTTTTGAAAGCCACGCGTATTGATGTCACGCGCTTCCTGAGCCAATCGTGCAGCTTGGCCAAAGCCAGCAGACCGCAACTGTCCAGCGGTGCGTGCGGCCTCTTGCAGTGCCGCTTCATTGGTCAGTGCAGACTGCACGCCATAGCGTGAACCGCCAAAGGCTTTGGCGGCAGTTGCTCTGTTTGCATCTTGCAATGACTGCATCTGGCGTGAACGCTCAATATCTTGCAGTGACTGCTGAACAACTTGATTCTCGTATGGGTTTTGAAACGCCGCAATATCTTCAGCGCCAAAGGGTTTCATGCTGAGTTCATACAAAGCTTTTTCACCAGCCTCATATCGTGGATCAAATCCAGCAAATTGCTGCGGACCAAGACCTTGAGCCGTTGAACGCGCTAAATTCAAATTCTGCTGATACGCTTGCATCGCATATGGATTGATCGTAGTTGTTTGCGTTTGCGTTTGTGGTTTTCCACCCTTAGACATAAGTCACCTCACAAGTCTTTGCACATTACGAACCACTTTGGCTCGTATCCCCTGTCTCTTAAAAATGTCCTCTCCCAACCCTTACGGCCAGCGAGAGACACTCGGCTGCAACCTTCACTCTTCCCCCACGATTCGATGATAGGTTGCATCAATCGGAGTTCATCTAGGTCGCCGCCAGCAAGGAAGAAGTGCAAATCCTTTAACTGCGGGTAGACAATGATCTCTGTCACTATTACTGAATCAAGACCTGGCCAGAGCTGAAAATGCCCTTTTCCAATGCCTTCAGCAATATCCTCAACACTGTGACTGCCTCCAGAGTATTCTAGTGCCGCAGCCACATGATGGCGCAGTCTCCCAAACTCTTCCCAATCAATCAACGCTTACCTGACGCAACAGCGTCAACTCGGGTCACGCCAACACGCCAATCTTCCAGCACAGCGCCTGTGTAGCGAATCTTGACCTGACGGCCAGAGAACCGCGCATCTGTGGGCTGTGACGCTGAATACGGTCCGTGTGTCGTTTCCACTGATGTCGGATACATCCGCGACTTGAAGCTGATCTGCACCTCGCCCAATGTCATCTCATCGGGTATCACCTGACGCACCGACATGATGTTCTCTCCCACACCAATCTCGTATGGTCCAGACTCAGCATAGACAGAGCCACCGTCATAGCCAAATCCCACCTCATGCTCGTAGATGTAGCCTGATGCGTCCACCATGATGGGGTTGAGATACACGCCACGGTCTACGCCAGCAGTGCGCCCCAAAGTGCCAATATTCCAATGGCCTTCGCGGTAGTTGTAGATGACATAAGAGTCAACTTCATTGCTTGAGCTTGATGGGTAGAACCACCAGACTTCACCGTACTTGCTGTTATGCACAGCGTATACCTTGGACGCTTGGTTGTAGTTCATGTTGCTGAACACATAGTCAGAGACATCGCAAGGCAATGGCTTGACATAGCCGTCAAATATCCAGAATCCTGATCTGCTCATCCACATAGCGGCAGAGTCGATGGCCGCCACAGACTGACTTGAGATCACGCCACAGCCTGAACCAGCACGCTCAAAGCTGTATACATAGGGCAGACCGACATATGTCGCCGTGTGGACATCAACATCAGTGAATAGCAAATTGATGCCTCTGACGCGCTTTCCGCACTTGAGTGAGCCAACCGTGTTCAGTTCAAAGTCACCGGCCTGATTGGTGGCTGCCGCCGTCCATGTCGTGTTGTCCTCTTGGTCTGACCACTTCACCAGACGCGGATTGCTGGACGCACCCAAAGCAAACAGGAATCGCTCGGCAGTAGACAGCAAGGCAGCGCAGCCGGTTGGCGCGTTGGTGATGGCCACCGCCAAGGTTGGCGTTGTGAATCCCAATTGCCATTCATAGAGCTTGCCATCAGAGTCGGAACAAGCAACCAGATACTCGCCCCAAGTGTCAAGACTCCATGTGGTGGCAGGTGCTACTGCGCCAGCGTCAGGACGCGCCACGCCATAAGCAAATGAGCCATAGGTGTTGTAGCCATAGCCTGTGCCGCTGACGGCATCAGCGCGGCCAGATGCAATACCTGTTGGCGTGATCTCTTTGATCACATTGTTCTCATCCATGGCGTAGAGCTTGGACTGCGTACCGGCAGCAATGTACCGCGCACCGGAGTTTGTCTTCCAAGTCAATATTCCACGGCATAAGCCTGTCAGTGCGGTGTTTGACTTCTTACGCCAGCCGCCAATGGGACGCAATGTGTTTTCGTACCAACGCACAAGGTTTGCGTCATACCAGCGTCCGGCAGACTGATACTCAGTACCGTTGCGATACACGCCAGCAGGGATTTTGAGAGGAATGAGTGCCATGGCTGAATTATGCGGTTTCTGTTGACAAATTGGACACAAATGTGACAGTGGCAATGGCTGACGGTACGGCTGGTCTGGTTGGGGTACTGCTGGCGGGAAAGTGCTCAAGACTGACACCAATATCTGTTGGCCGCCACATGATCTCCACATAGTCATTTGCCGCCAAACTGACAAAGAAGTTGAGAGAGGCAATTAGGTGCGATGGGTCGCCAGAAGATTTTCTTGCCACGACATGAAACCTGCTGTTTGAATTGTCGATGTTTGTGCCGTTCTTGCGAAACCACACATCCACATCTTGACCATCATTGGTAGTGTTCTTGAATTGGATGCTGAATTGCAGGTTGTAGATGCCAGACTGCGCCACATTGAGCCTTGATGAATTGGACAAGGTAACGCCATTGCTGAAATCGGTGGTGTTAAAGGTGACGGCGTAGGCTGTGGTGGTGTTGGCCGCAGTCTGGTCTGTGGAGTCCTGAAACGCACCATAGGGATTGTTGATCCACTTGCCACCACGCCTGCCAAACAACGCTGAGAACAACGCTGCGAGCTTGGCAAAGTAGGTATTCAAGCCGCCAAAGGATTGCGTGAAGAAACCCTGATCGTAGGCAACATCAGCCGCGCCAAGGTTTGGCGGTGTTGGTGGCGTTATCTGCTGATCAAGGTTGAGTGCCATCGTTTATGCCACCAAGCCATT